GATAATTATCTGCACCATTACCTGTATACAATATAGTGTTAACGTGTAAATTTGGTTTATTTATTTGTGCCATTAACTATACTCCTCTGCGTTAATTGATTTAGTACAAAGTGCTCGATAGCCCGCTGGGACATCGTATTCAAAAATTCCTATTCCATCATCTGGATTTTGTGCTGAAGTTACAGCAGTTGTTCCAAAAAATCCATTTCCAAAGTTTACATTCATTGCCATATCTCCCGTTCCAGTTTGATCTGCAAACATAGGAAATATAGTAGATCCAGTTAAATTTTGTTGTGTACCCATTTTTGTTGTCAAATCATTAGTTGCAGTTCCATTTTCTATTTCTGTTTGTGTAGCAGAATTCATCCAAGTTCCATTTTTTCCAAGCCAAGCTAATTTATTATCCATATCTAATGCAACCATGATAATGTCGTTGGTAGTCCAAGAACTGCCATAAGCAGTGTTAGTTCCATCATAATATACATTACCATTATTACCATAGACACTAAAAGCTCTTGATGGATTGTTAGAACCAAAAAAATCAGTAAATGCACTTACGCCTGGTTTAGCAAAACCAATCATAGCTCTATCAGTTCCTACTTTGCACTCCCAATACCATTTACCTTTTGTAAATCCATGTGTTGCCAATAACAGAGCTTTATCCCCATCAGTCGGTCCTGTTGTCATTGTTGAATTAACATTTGTTAATGTTGCTGTATTAGCAAATCTGTTTCTAAATAAAGAATTTATATTAGCAAAGACATTACTAGGTGTGTCTTTCGTTTGTATTATTGTTCCATTTGTTGTTAAATTATTTGAGTTACCTGAAGAATCTAATCCCATATTTGCAGAATTATCCATTTTTAAAAAGAATCCGTTTGTGCCATAACTAACTGTTGGTGAAGTTTTTGGTTTCCAAATTCCAGTTGTAGCATCAGTTTCTCCGAATGATGACGCTTGATACGCATAACCATCGCAAGCATGAACATGAGTTAAAGAGCCATTAAGTTTATTTGTTATTGTTGTAGTGCCTGTAAAAACAAAAGCACCTACAAGTTGTTGATTATTTGAATGATCGTTAAAATAACCAATTGTATCATTTTGAGCAAAGTTTGTATTTGTGCCACTAACAAAATCTGTTTCTCTTTCTCCATTAATATATATTTTACACCTATCTTCTGCTGTTGCTAATGTTGTATCTAAAGTTACGACTATATGATACCAGGCAGTTAAATCTCTTAAAGCACGCTCAGTTCTTTTATTACATGAATTGTTTCCTGATGAATCAAAAACACCAACTTGTAGTCCTGCACCATTGTCATTTTTTTGTAAAAGAATTTGTACTAAATGTTCATTACTTGAAGAAGCTGGTTTCATACCAAAAAGACCATGATAAACGGCTGCATCTACATCACATCTTCTTAACCAACAGCTAAAAGTTGCTTTATTGGTAGTAGATCCACTTGATATAGTTCTTCCTAAATATGCACTTCCATTAGCCATTAACAGAATCCTCCAGCATTGTTAATACCAACTTCTGCTGTAATTGACAACGCTTGTGTTGTAACTTGTGACTGAGCATCAGTTGCTTTTAATGTAAAATTGTATGTGGTTTCACTACCAGCAGCAGGTAAAGTCCCTGATAAAACTGCTCTATATGTTGTTCCACTTACGTTTGATGTAGATCCTAAACTTATACCTGATGGCAAAGAGGATCCAGTATTTACAGCTATTGTTACAGCACTATCAGCAGTAACATCTACATTTGCTGAATAAGATACGTTTGCTTCTCCGTTTGCTAAACTTGTTGTTACGAATACAGGGCCATCTGATACAACTAAATCTGATGAACTTCTAGCTGCATTACCATCTGGGTTTGTAACTAAAATTCTAACGTTTTGTCCATTTGTTAAACCAGCTGTGCCAGTTGTAAAACTTATTGTTGTTGCGCTTGTAAATGTAACTGATGTTGCAGATTGAAAAGCACCATTTGCTCTTTGTAATTCTACTTTTGGTATCGATGCAAAATTTTGTCCTGTAATGGTTATAGTTCCTCCAACATCTGCATCAATAACTGTTGGCGTAAAACTAGATATAACAGGTTGTGTTTCAGTTGGTATCGTAGCTGATCCACCTAAAGAAACAGATACACCATTAATTGTAATTTGACCGTTTGCTAAAGCAGAATTTGGTATAACACTATTTTGAAATGTTAAACTATCTCCCGCTTCACCAATCGCTAAATTAGTTCCTGATTGTGGTGCAATAGTATCTACTTCTATTTTACTCATTATATAATTACCAAATTACCCGTTACTGTTACAGTTCCTGATACGGTTACTGGGCCTGCTAAAACTCCTGAATCCATTGTTTGAACATCAGAAATTGTTGAAGCATGTGTTGTTACATAAGTTGTGGCTGTCATAGCTGCAGACGGAGCACGTTTTGCAGGATAAGTACAAAAAACAGTTTTAGTTCCAGCACTAAAATCTACTTTGTTATCTGAATTAGAAGAGGAGATAACGGTATCTCTAGAAAGTGTGTCAGGTGTTGCATCTGTTACAGTTCCAATACCAACTTCAAATTCAGCAGTTCCATCGTTAGATATAGCATAGAACGTGCTGTTAGTCGTACCAATACCAGCAACAAAAGTTTCAAAACCTACTTCGGTTCCTGTTAAACTAAATGTTCCTGTACCAGTAGTTGTACTAGTTTGTTTAACTCTGTCATTTAAAACAAAAGCCATTTATAAAATCCTTAATATTATGCGTCACCAATTCTAATAATCGCACTTGATGAATTGTTTGTAGGAAACTGAATGACGAAATCACCATTAGTTGCCGTTTTATTTCCACCAAAGTCTAATACTAGAACCAGTTCATTTCCACCACCAGTTGTCTTGTATATCGCGGCACCAGCAGCTGTTAAAGTAACAGATGAAAAAGTTAAATCAGCAAAGTCTATGAAAGCAATGTTAGATGATATTGCTACCCCACTGTTTGTTAAAGTATTTCCACCTGCTGTATAGTTTGTTCCAACTGAACTAACTTGGTTAGTTGCTGAAAAAACTGTCGAAGCTGTGTTATATCCTGCTATGCTAGTATACAAGGCAAGTTTAAAAGAGTTTCCTCCATTACCAGAAGTATCAAAATTAAACGTTCCTTTTAACAATCCAGTTTTGAATGAATCAGGTACTATATTTGCCATATTACTATCTCCTTAGTATTTAGATGGTGATTCTGATTTAAGTGGAGTACGAATAACACCATCATTATATTCGTCTCTGCGTCTACGGCCTTGTTGTTCAACCGCGTACGATTGTATTGCTCTTTGAAAAGACTGTTCGTAGTATTGTAACATATCTGCGGGGCCTTTCAAGTATCCATATGCTTCTACCAAAGCAGCATATAAAAGTAAATCTTGATATTTATTAGAAATATATGTTCCAGATCCACTGACAGAAGCGTCTGTTAAACTGGTAGGTTGCTTTACATATGCTAAAGTTATTTCGTAAGTAGCATCAGGTGTAGGGGCAACAACCCAAAAATTAGCGTCCCAATTAGCATAATATTTAGGTAATCCATTAGCAGTGCTTGGTGTATCGTAGTATTCTGCCATAAAACTGGTGTCTCTTTTTTCTAAAAATGTTTGTTTATTACTTGAATCTTTTAATTGAACATATCTTATAATTCTTAAATCAGATGGTATTGTTACATACCTATTACCAACAGCTAAATTTGATGTAGCATAAAATCTATTATCATCAGAATCAACTTGTCTATATATTCTGTTTTCAGCATTTTTTATTATTGTATTTAAAATAGCAGTAGATAATACAGAACTATCTACTTCCGTATAATTTCTAATATCATCTTGTAAATTTGTTAAAGTGTATGCCATTATGCTGTAACTGTAACTGGGCCTGCTGAAGCAAGTCCACCTCCTCCTTTTAATGTACTAGAAGCTGTAACTCCTGATACAAATGTATAACTATTATCATTAACCTTTGTAATTGTATACCCTGCATTATTAGTAATTGTTGCAGACGAAACATTTCCTACATTTGTAGTATTTCTAAATCTAACAGTATTACCTGTAGATCTACCATGATTTGGTTCACTAACTATAATTGTTGTACTACCATTAGTTATTTCAAATGGATTCAATGGTAGTAAAGTTGGAACTGCAGTTTCTGTTCTATCAGGTCTAGCATCTCTTAAACCTTGAGGGTCAGAGGCATGTGGTTTGATTTCTAATTGTGGATGTTTAGGTTCAAATTCAGATATATGAACAAAAGATCCATTCCATTCTTTTACCATTTCTTTGTATGGAAACTCCATACCTGATCTATCTGATATTGCTTTTGAAAATTTTCCTGATGCTCTATTTGCCATTATGTTCCTGGATAATAAATTTTAGGTGTTATGTAAGAACTAGTTGAAGATCCATCTTCAGCTAATGCTCTATTTAATTCATCTTCGTATAGTAATTTCATAGCTTGTATTCTATCTGGTGCATACTTTTGTGATAAGTAATAAGATAATCCTGCTATCATACAAGGAACAAATCTGTAGGGAACATCTGCATCGTTAGTGTATCCACCTGCATCTTGTATTCTTTTTACATAATAAAAATTTAAAAATTTTCCATTTTCGGAAGTTCCTGGTGTTAAGTATAAAGTTATTGTAATTCTATCTATAAATCTTTGAACATAATATTGTGTTGGTTGACCTGTTGAACTTTTATTTGATAGTGCTTGATATTCTGATCTAGATATTTTTGTTAAAGATACATCAACATTAGATGCATTTCTATATACAGCTTCCAATACATCATCAACACCATAGACAGCTGTTGCATCAGATGTACCATCTGTTGTGGATCTAAACATGGTATATACGGCTTTTCCGTTTACTAATGTAATACTATTGTTTGCAACTTCCCAATAGTGCAAACCTCTATTGCCCCATTCTTGAAACATTATATTTAAAGAACGTCTAGCACTTTTTAATTGATAACCAGAGACACCTTGTATTCCTATTCTTTCGTAAGATTCTTCTACTATATCTGCAATAGAAAAACCTTTTTCAAAAGTACTTGTGCCAGAGGTAGTGTTTGCCATTTAACCTCCTACTTATCTATTATAACAGTAACAATTGCGTTAGATAAAGCAGATATAGTCATACCGCCTTCAAACACAATTCCATCCTCTGCTAAGTTGTATGAAAAAACATCTCCGTTTGGAACATCAGCTTGAAACTGAGTTACTGAATTACCATCTTGTAAAGTCACTGCTCCTGCACCTCCACTAGAAGATAAAATAATTCCTCTGAGTCTTGTTCTTCCTCCAAACACAGCACCTGTAGATGTTTTTCTTACTGCTTTTACATCACTTTTCATTATCCTGTGTATCCTATTGTTAATGATCCTGTTCCAGTTACATCTGCATAAATTGTTGTTTGAAATCTTATACCACTACCTGGTACAAAAACATCTAAACCTTCGCTTCCAAATGTTGAATCAAATTCTAATTTAGTTGCATCTACACCTGTTGCATCATAAAGTTTTACATTTGTAAAACCTGTTGCTAATATGTATGTAACTCTGCATGGGCCAATGTTTACTGAACCACCTGATTTAGTTTTTAAAACACCATCAGCTGTTGCCGTTGTAAATTTTTGATCACTTGCAAATGAACCTCCGCCAGCCATAATTTTCTCCTTGAATTATGTGGGGCCATAGCCCCACAATAAATTAATTATGAACTTGCTATGTTTCCACCTGTGTCAACTCTTTTCCAGTTTGTTCCATCTGAAAAAGCATAGTT